GCCACTCTCCCTTCCGAAATGCTATTGTAAGCCTGTCGTTGTCCAACCATACGCTATAATAGAAACTCGTGTTCACTTGATGCGATTCCGTGAGGCGGATTCGCGGGGTGTGGACGTGAACGGGCTGTAGCGCAGTTTGGTAGCGCGTCTGCTTTGGGAGCAGAATGTCGCAGGTTCAAATCCTGTCAGCCCGACCGGAAGCCTTGGAAACATTACGTTTCCAAGGCTTTATTTTTTCTTGGCCGTAGGCTATCGACACGATTCGACACGATGACCGCGCAACCTCCGCGTCTAGACGGTCTTCAACTGTTCAGCGCGCAGCTCGCCAATCGCGTCCGCCACATCGTCCAATCGTTCCGGCCAGAGAGCCGTGTATGTGTTCAGCGTGATGCTGGGTGAGGAGTGGCCGAGCTGCATCTGTAGGGTCTTCACATCCGCGCCTTGAGCAATCGCAAAGCTCGCATAGCTATGCCTCAAACTATGGATGGTCACGCCCTCGTCCTCCATGCCGGCCAGTCGGACGGCCTTTCGCCAGACACGCGTCCGCCACGTGTTCGTCCACAGGTTCCCGCCTCTTGCCGCGCGGAACAGCCAGTCGTCGTCGCCCATGCCCTCCATCTGCCGTTCGATGGACGGTATAAGGAATCTGGGTATGGCGATGCTGCGCGGTTTGCCGTTCTTCGGCGTGCCCAGCACAAGCCTGCCTTTGCCGTCGTCGGTCCAAGTGCGGCGGATGCGCGCCCTGCGTGATTCCACATCCACGTCGCCGCATTTGAGTGCCAGCGTCTCGCCAATGCGGGCACCGGTGTATGCCTGCCAGCGGACGATCAGCCCGTCTACCGGCCGTCCTGCCCGTTCGGCCATGCCGGCCAGCAACTCCACCTCCTCGACGGTAAGGAACACCATGTCGTCATCGGATTGCGTGATGCGCGGCACGGTGACCTTTTCAATGGGGTTCTCTCCGATCCAGCCGTGCTCCAAAGCGAATTCCATGACACCGCCCATGACGACCTTGACGATGTTGCGGATGCTGCGTGGACTCAATGGCTTCGATTCGCGATCGTCCTGCAGTTCGGCGGGATACCCGCCTTCGGTGAGCTGCGTGACCCACTGTTGCAGTTCGTCGCGTTGGATTTCCCTCAGTGTGCGATCGCCCCACTTGGGGTTGATATAAACGCGCAATTCGCGGCGGTATCTGCCCAAAGTGCCCTGTTTGATATCCATCTTGCCGTCCGTCCATTCGGAGGCAACGTCCCGGAAGATGCGTAGTTCCTGCTGCGGGTCGCGGTATTTGCCGCGTCTGATGTCGTCCTCGATGGCCGCTGCGTATTCCTCAGCGTCACGGAGCTTGGCGAAGTTCCGTGATTTCTGGACGCGTTTGCCGTCTCGAAGCGTGTACCAGCGGCATCTCCACCGTGAGCCTTGGCCGTACAGCGCGGACCGCCATTTGCCGGGCACATTGGCTTTCATCGGATCCTTCGCATTGGCCAGCGACTGTTTCGCGGCCCTGCTGGGCGGGTTGCCGTCCTCGTCGTTTTTGAGCCATCTGTCGTCTACGAACGCTCTGGCCATGGTTGTCTCTTTCCGAGGATCCGCGCTACACTGTGCGTGGAACCTCATTTTGGTGAAAACGGAAATGCTGATTGTTGGTTCCTTGGGTTCCGTCCGACTGTGTTCGGGCGGGACCCTTTTTTGTTTCCCGTCGCGGTATGTGGACGCTGAGCTTCTTTTATTGCACGCACACGCCGGAATCGTACAACAGCTGCCGATAGTCCGACAGTACTTGGATGGTGACGCCCAATTCCACGGCCATCATCCACGTATTGCCTTCGTATATCTGCTCCACCATGCCATAGTCCACGGGACTGATCAACGCCAGCGCGGTCTCCCTGCGACACCGGCGCTCGCACTTCAACCCGTATTGGCTACCACAGCCTGGATCGTGGTGTTTCGCGTGGATGAGCTCATGGCACAGCGTGCAACGGCGCTGGCGCTGGTTGAGCCAGTCGGCCAGCAGAATGAGTTTGTGTCGATCGTCGTATAGGCCGCATATGTCACGGGGAAGGTCGCGTGACATGACTGACAGACCCATGGATTCCGCGTTCCGGTGAAGCTCCGCGATGGTCTTGTTATCCACATTCCTCTCTTCCGAAAGTATTGTTTTTCGAGAAGTACTTTTTTGCTGTTTGTCAAGTTCTGCTTGACAGTTGGAGTGTCGTATGTGATGCTTGAATCAGCTCATCTACCGAGTTGTAGAAGGAGTCTCCAGGGTCGCTGCGGCGGCCCTTGCTTTTTATTGAACGCAATTCCCGTTCAAACTTGACTGATCATATTCTTTCAGAAGTTTGTTGAAGCTATGATCATGGTCGACGTAGTAGGCGGTGACCAACATGCAGTAGCCTCTGTTCTTATGTGGTTCCAGCACGACTAGATACCGTTCTGATTCAATGAGGATATATAACCTATCGCGGCCATGCTTATGCTTCCTCCAGATTAATGGCGCATCGCATACCTCATAATGGCATTGCGGACAATCCTTTGCGTTGTCAATCGTCTTCCGTGGAAACCTGATCCGCTCACATCTACGCAGATCGACATTCCTCTCGCCGGTTGTGTAGTCTTCGACGCTGGTGATGTGGAAAAACCCAGCCCATTTTCCGTCGGTCTCCTCTTTCTGGCGGCGTACGGAAACTCTGAGGCCGTCGAATGATGGATGTGAATCTATGAAGTCATGTCTGAAGATTGCATAAATCCTATCCTCATATACGGCAAAGTCTTCTATCGGGGATTTGGTTACGAGCTCCGGTGTCCAATGCGGTGTCATGCGTTCCGTCCTTCCCAGACGAAGATGTTGAACTTTCGCGTGCCCAGGGTTGTTGACTGGGTGAGTCGGAGCTTTGATTTCATGCGTATGTAGTCGATGATTTCAGCTTTCGCGCCCGATGGTTGGGGGATGGTCGTCCGGTTCGCCCTGCAGACGGCCCCGTTGATCACATCGGTGATCTGCATCATCTGCACTTCGTCCGAACGGATCGGCTGCACTTTCTTGATGCACTCGTGGTTGAAGTCGTAATGGCTGTTCGCCAGCACTTCCTCAAGTTTCTCGGTACGTTGCGCGGAATGCGTGTCCTTGATGTCCACGTACACGTTGTAGGTGTTCGTGGAGTCGAACAGCCTGTTCAGCATGGTGAAATACATCTTGTAATACCAGTCGTTGTGCGACTGTGACCATGCCTCATGGTTCAGGCGCGTCTTCTTGGCCACCAGAACGCGGAACCTCATGTCGTCATCCAGGAAGAAGCAGTTCAGCAGGTCCTTGTAAAGGTCGATTTTCGGCATGCTGGCCTTCGTCCACTTCACTTCCGTACGTGCCTTGACGCCGTAACGTGCCTTGATCTGGAGGATGTTTTCCGTGATCTCCTGCTTTTTATCCTTGGGGATGATGAGGGCTCCAAGGACCATGACATCGCTGTCGTCATGTTCCAGATGGCAGCTCTCGTCACAATACAGGTTGTATTCAGTCATTCGTGTTCCTTTCAATCCATCAATCGTCAGGCGTCTCGGCTTCGAGGCGTGCGTTCGGATCCGTGTTTGCGGCCACGTCATAGTCTTCGGGGTGCGCGGCGATACGGCCGATGAGATCATCGGTGATCTGGGATTCGCGCTCGCGGGCCTCGTGGGCTCGTGCGGCATCGCTGCCCAGGGCGCGGGTGAATAGCTCTTTCAGTGTCATCCCGCATACATTGGCAATGCGCTCGCAGTCCGAAATTGTTAGTGGTGCGTCAAAACGAGCTCGAACAAACCAATAATTGCGGCTGAACCCACATTCCGCTGCGAATTCAGTTGCAGTTATGCCGCTCTTGACTTGTAGTGATTTGCAATACTGCATGATGCTCCGCGCACCAGCGGTCACATCGTTATTGGCTCTTGTTCCCATAGTCCAAAGATACCCAATTGTGTACTTTCTGTAAAGTATTCAAATGAATACCCATCTGGTAGTATTCATTTGAATACAGTTTGTAACTGTCAGCAAAGAGCAGCAAGAAAGGAGGTCTGGTGACAAGCGAAGCGGAACTTATGAGAGACAACCTTCGCGGAGAGATGGCTCGCAGGCACAAAACACAAGAAGATATCGCGAAAGCGATTGGATGTGGACGGCCGCTTGTGAACCGAAAACTCAATGGAGAAAAAGACTTCACGCTGGGCGATATGGAAAACATCGCTGCAATGCTCGACATGACTTTTCTGCAGCTGCTAACGCTGCTTCTCCAGCCAATCGACAACATCAAGCAGATCAGACCATGAGCGTCAGGCGCTCGCCGAAGCATGAATCGAAAGGAGAATCCGAAATGAGGAAGATGAAGAGATCCGATGTCCGCGAGTGGATTCCAGGTGAACCGCTTGAACGGGTCGACTTCGGCAATGGTTGCACGGGGATGAACAAGAGCCTTCCGAAAGAGCCGGGGAACGCTGGCGATTTCAAGCGTCTCATCTGGAAATGCCGCGCCATCGAAGCGGACGGAGGGCCATGCCTTGATGTGCTTCCATCCGAATACTGGATTGACGACGTGAAGCAGGGCGACTATTTCGATGTGGTCGCCGACGAATCAAGTTACGGCCCATGCAGCTTCGGTGATGCGTGGTTTTATCTCGCTGGCGTTGATGCGGGATGGCATCTCGCCCGCAGGAAGCGTCATTCCGGTTTGTGTGCGACCTTGCGTGGCATATTCGATTCGTTGACTCATCGCCACGAGAACGCGACTGATGCAGAACCGTTGGTTACGGCCTCGAAGCCCTCTCGCGAATCTGCCGAACACTCTTCGAGCTGCGGTTCCACGCCTCCTTCTTTATCTCGGTCAGAGATACACGAATCTTATGACTGCGCGACATGTGGGACGACCGCCACTCAATCTCGAAATCATCGGGAAGTAGCAGCACCGCATTCTCGCCGGTGAAGCCGGTATGGCAGATCTGATTCGGTCTCAACCGCTTGGCCAACAGCGGCGTATAGGGGCTTGTTCCGAACGTTGCCTGAGGTGGGATTCGGACGTCATACATCGTCAGAGGTCCAACAAGCCGGAAATACACGATGCTGTTCGACGTGGAATCAAGAAAAGGCTCCAAATCGGTTTGGGACAAATCGTCCCTACGGCGAATGGAGTGGATTTGAAACTGCTGCAGAACGTTCCACGCCAAAGACGCCCCGGCGATGATGGTCGAAGCCCAGCCTGCCGGATCCTCAAGAAAACTATTCACAAACTCGATTCTAGGGAGAATCCAATGAACAATGAAATCCAGAAGTTCGATTTCAAGGGCGCCCCATTGCGTACCCTGACCGATAAGGCGGGGGAGCCCTGGTTCGTCGCCAAGGACGTATGCGACATCCTCGGGACAGATACAAGGGACTTACACAAGATTCTTGAGTCTGATGAAATCACCAATGTGGATAGTATCCACATTGCTCAGAATGGCGGTAAAGCTCCGCTCATCATCTCCGAGCCTGGTCTTTACCGTCTTGTGATGAAGTCTCGGAAGCCGGAGGCCAAGGAGTTCCAGCGTTGGGTGACGCATGAGGTGCTGCCGTCCATCCGCAAGCACGGCGGCTATATGGCCGGCCAGGAACGGATGACACCGGAACAGATGGCGTTGGCCAGCATGCGATGGCTGCAATCCAAGGTCGACGAACAAGCCAAACAGCTCAAAGCCCAGGAAGGCAAGGTCCTGTTCGCCAACGCGGTCGAAACCGCGAGGACGTCCATCCTTGTGGGCGATTTCGCGAAGATCCTGAAAAGCAACGGCATCGACATCGGCCCACGGCGCCTGTTCGCCTGGCTCCGCGAGCATGGATGGCTCATCAAGGCCAAGGGCTCCAGTTGGAACATGCCCACACAGAAGGCGATGGACCTTCACCTGTTCGAGGTCAAGGAGACGACCATCAGCCACTCGGACGGGCACACCACGATCAACAAGACGCCGAAGATGACCGGCAAGGGACAGATGTATTTCGCCAGACTGTTCCTCTCGAAACCGACGCAGGAAGCGGGTGCGTGATGGGGATCGATAACTCTCTTGTGCCGTGCCGCGTCGACAAGCCGAATCCGTTCGAGGCACTGTTCGCGCTGATCTACATGGGTGTCGGAGCGGTCTGCCTGATTGTCGGCCTCCGCCGGATGGAACGTTGGGAGATCCTTTTCGGATTCGCGATGCTGATGGTCGCCTCGCAGGCATCCAACAGGTTTCTCGCACGCAAGCGGCTCTACGAGGACTGCTTGGTGTTCTGCAAGCCGTCGGAAGTCACCCAGGAAGCTGAAGGAAAGATGCCCCGGACGCGACAAGCTGACGGGCACCCTCGGAAAGAAGCGCTGAAATGAACGGTTTCGCTATCTTGCTCTTCAGGTTCTCCCATACAGTGGGCTTCCCGGTTTGCGATTCCGCCATGTACAGCACTCCGAACAGGGCCTGCAGGGAGACCTTCAGGTCGAACTCTTTCCCGGCCGCGTATTCGTCGAGGTTGCGTCTCGCTTCGGAGATGAGGTCCAGTACGTACACTCGCAGCGATGTCGGCAGACTGTCGTCCTCTCGGACCGCCTTCAACGCCTCGTCCAGGAACTCGGAGATTGTCTTGCGTTCCTCTTCGGCGATGGAGATCGGTAGCGATGGCGATTTGTCGGCGATGATCTCCAATGCCTGCGCCTCGGCCGCATCCAGAGGGACATCCCGTTGCTGGGAAGTCGAGAAACCGACCCAGTATCCGTTTCCCGAAGAATTTGTGTACGACTCCCACAGTTTCTGCCATATCTGCGGCATGACGCTTTTCGTCGTGCCCAACCGCCTGACATTCATCTTGATCAGATTGTCCAAGCACGTTTCGGCGTCATGCATCCTGCTGAACGATGTGGATATCCCATCGTCGAATCCATCGTCCCTTTCCTCGATCTTGAAGAACTGCAGCATGTACTCGGCTGGGTTCATTGATTCTTCTCCTAACTGTTCGGCCCGCACGTCGCAAATGCGGGATGACACCGATTTTAGGAGAGGGCCGGGCGGTTCTCCTAACGCCGCCCGGCATTACACACGCAAAGGAGGCGCGTGATGGAAGACGATACGACGTTCGCTGCGCTCGCTGAGGTCCTGAAACCGATGAACACGACGAAGGACATCGCGGACCGTTGCGGCATCAAGGAGGGCACCTTGGCGTACTGGCGTGGTGCGGGAATCGGCCCGAAGTTCGTGAAGGTCGGACGGATCGTCATGTATCCGAAGGAGCCGATGATCGCCTACTTCAAGGAACACCTCTACCAGAGCACATGTGAATACGAGGGAAAGGAGTCGGCATGAAAACGATTCGCAAGGCCTGCGTGCAGGCAGTGTTCGACGAGTTCGAGACCCAGGGCGAACTGGTCCACCCATTCAAGGACGGGGATGTGGAGGCCATGCGGGCGCTCGGCCACATCGTCGGTTACGTCGACCTTGACGTCACCGGAATCGTGGACCTCATCGTCGACACGATCAACAAGGAGCTGTGACATGGGCATCAGACAGGCCGTGAGGCTGAATCCGCCGGCGCCGCCGAAGTCGTGACGCCATGACCCGCATAACGTGCTGCTCGCGTCGAGTGGCTTCTACGTCCGGGTGGACGTGGACGGATTCGCCAGACTCATCGACGGCATCCAGGAGATAACGCTGGCGGAATTCACCGCCGAGGAAAGCAAAGACATCATTCACACACTCATCAACATGATCGGAGGTGCCAGATGAGCATGTTCGCGAATGGCGCGCTGCAGATGCGCGTCCGCAAACACCAGAACGAGACCAGTGACCACCACGCCGAAGTCGAAGTCAGCTTCTTCACTACGGCCGGACGCACCGATTTCACGTTCACGAAGACGGATATCCAATTCATGCGCCGCGAATGCAATCGCATCCTCAAGGAACTGGAGGAAAACAAATGACCGACAACGACTACCGGCTCGAAGACAGACCCGAATCCCAGAAGCGGAAGGAAGGGCGTCCGAACTACGCCTTGCGCCGCATGAAATTCGCGATTGCGGTCATCGGCCTGGTCGTGAGCGTGACGCTCATGCTCACCTGGCGTGATTCGGGGAACATGGCCGGCGCGCTGCTGGTCGAGGGCGTGTATCTCGCCACCGCGTTGTGGCTGGTGGTGCGGTTCGCGTCCAGGGACGACGACTGAGGGGAGTGACCGATGAGGGAGATTCTGCCGCATTGGCATTTCAGTCCGAACGCTCCGGTCAAGGACGTCGACACGAAGAAGATGACGAGTGGTGACAGGGCGGTGGCCGGCGCGTGCCGTCGGGCGATGGAGAGCGAGGCGTGGAAGGAGCTGGTGATTCTGGAATCGGTGGGCGTGCGGTTCACCGGACTGGTGGGCCGGTTCGTGTCCGAGATCGCCATGCCGGTGTTGGAGGTGATGCCTGGTGACAGTTTCCATCAGGGCGCGAAGGCTCAGTTGTCGCACATGGTGAAGACCAGGGATGGTGGCGAGACCATCCGCATCATCAAGACTCTCGCCGTGAAAGGTAGGTTCTGATGGCTGGTGAGACGATTATCGCGGTGGTGGGCAATCTGACCGCGGATCCTGAGTTGAGGTCGACGAAGAACGGCAGGAGCGTGGCTGGTTTCACGATCGCGTCCACTCCGCGCACGTTCGACCGGCAGTCGCAGCAGTGGGTCGATGGGGATGCGTTGTTCCTGCGCTGCAGCGCGTGGGGCGATCTCGCGGAGCATTGCGCCAATAGTCTCGTGAAGGGCATGCGTGTGGTCGCCCAGGGCAGGCTGACGCAGCATTCGTGGGAGGACGAGCAGCATCAGAAGCGTTCTTCCGTGGAATTGCAGGTGGATGAGATCGGCCCTTCCTTGCGGTATGCGACGGCGCAGGTGGCCAAGTCGCAGCGGGGTACGGCTGGAGCGTATGGGAATCCGTCTTCCGCTCCGGCCGGCTATACGGGCGGGGCCGCCGCTTCCGGAGCACCGTTGCCGCCTTCCGACCCGTGGGGTTCGGCTTCGGGTTCGTCGTCTTCGTTCGGTGATTTCGGCAAGCCGGAATCCGAACCGGATTTCTAAGGAGAAATCATGAGCATGAAAGCATTGGAGTGGGCCATGTACGACGTGCCCGCCGAAATGGTCAAAGGAGCTTTGCTGCGCATCCTGCTCCTGCTTGCCGACCACGCTGACACGCAGGGCAAGGGAGCGTTCCCGAGCCAGAAGCGCATTGTGGCCCTGACCGGATACAGCCGGCGTACCATCCAGAACGGCCTGCACGATCTGGAGACGGCCGGACTGATCCGAAGGGGAGACCAGCGGATCACCGAGCATCTCGGGAAATACCGTCCGATTGTCTGGGACCTCACGATGAAGGATTTCAGGGGCGCAAAAACTACGCCTCTGGAACAGCAGCCGCAAGAGGCGCAGACCACTGCGCCCCTAAACAAGTTGGAGGGGCGCAATCAGGGGCGCAAAAAAACGTCGCTAGGGGCGCAATCAGGGGCGCAACATGACTGCGCACAGAACCTATATAAGGAAGAACCATATATAGAACCTAGAGAGAGTAACGCGCGCGCGAGAAAACAAATCCCAATACCAGCCGACTGGAAACCCACCGAAGAACACCAGGCGCTCGCCGACAGGCTTGGCATCGACTGCGACGTCGAAGCGGGGAAGTTCAAGGACAGGGCACTCGACACCGGCGCCACGTCGGCCGACTGGGACGCGAAATTCCGCATCTGGCTCATGCGCGGCCACGAACTCGGATACACCACCGGCAAAAACCAGCAATCAGCGAGGAAGTACACGTGGGCGAGCGACGAGGTGAAACGCGTCATCGGCACCGACCTCGAAGGCACCGACGACTACATGGAGCTCGCGTGCAAGGTCGCGGACCTGCTCAACCGGGGCTTGGACCCGGACATGCTGCGCCGTCAGCTCGCGAACGTGCCCGACGACGCGTGGGTCGAACAATTGTTCGGACAGGAGACGGCGGCATGAACGCCATGACCATCGCACACATGGCCGGCGTCCTCACCTCGGCCATCCAAGCCGCCGACCGATTGGAACTCGACGCGCTCAAAGGCCCAGCGCTCGCCGATGTGGACCTTGACCGCATCCGCGATATCAAACGCGACTGCTCGACATGCATCAACCTGCTCGACCAGCTCGGAAGGGAGCGACGATGAGCGACCGGCAATTCCAGGAATCGAAACGCATCGCGCTCGCACGTCAGGGTTGGCATTGCCTTCGCTGCGGACGCAACCTGCACGACCCGACCGTCTGGCCGGGCAGGAGCGGCCACCACCGGCAGTTGCGCCGTCGGGCCGACCCGACCATGCGCGACCTGCCGTGCAACATCGTCGAACTGTGCGGGTCGGGCACGACCGGCTGTCATGGTTGGGCGCACGCGCATCCGGCGGAGGCGGAACGGTTCGGCTACATCATCCCGAGCTGGCGTGGTCCGCTCAGCGTGCCGATACGCGACTGGAACGGCGACTGGTGGTGGCTGTTGGATGACGGCACGGCGCAACGGCTCACGCAAATCGAAATCATCGAATGGCAAAGCACTTGGAAGGAAGAATCATGAGGACACAGGACAAAGACCGGAATGGGAAGCCGGAGGCGCTGCTTTGGCTCGACTTCGAAACGACCGGCACGGACAGGAATGACAGTCTGCCGTTGGAGGTCGGCATGGAATGCACCGACGTGCTGGGCGAACATTCGTATGGATCCCTGCACCGCATCATCAGACCGTACGATCTCGACCTGTTGGACATGAGTCCGATAGCGTTCTCCATGCACACGGACAATGGTCTCCTGTTCGAACTGCTGAACGGTTCCGACAGGAACGACTGCGTGGAAGCGGTCGCGAATGCCGTGGAGGAGTATCTCGACTCCCTCGCGCAACGCTTCACGCTGGTTCCGGCCGGTGCGAACGTGGACTTCGACATCGACTTCCTCAAACGTCTCGACCTTGCCCCGGACAGGTGGCTGTCCTACCGCAAGTTCGACCTGACCACGCTCCGCCGGTATTTGAGGTTCATCGACTGTCCCGAGGATCCGTACGAGGGGCATCGTGGCCCGCACAGGGTGCGCGACTGCATACGACGCGACATCAACGACTACAAGTGGTACCGCAAGCTTCTGAAGGGAGCATGGTGATGACAGCGGTCTCCATGATGCTCCTGTGCGCGGCCGTCCTGGTCGCTTGGATCGGAGACCGGCCATGACGGTCCAGACGCATATGGCGTGGCAGTACCGGAATCCCGCCGACCTGATCGGCTGTCGATGCATCGCGCTCACCGGTATGGATGTCACGTTGGACGGCCCATTGGATCTGATCCGGTTGAGTCCGGTCCACGCGGTCCTGAAATACCGGGGCATAGGACTGCACGTCATCGACTGCGACCTACGCCACCACACGAACAAAACCTCGGACGGCATCCGCGCCGTCGTCATCACGGAAGGCAAACCATGAAAAACACCACATCGCATGCCAGGAAATGGCATAGGACCAGTCCATGCCCATACTGCGGCACGAGGAAGCCAGTCATCGAACCATACGCCAGCATCATCGGAACCACGGCGCATTACGTATGGATAGCCAAATGCCGCGGATGTCCGAACGCCGTCTGGATCACCACCCCGGACGACGACATCAAAACCGCGATCCGCGGATGGAACCGATACGCCAACGGCGGATGGCGCAAACGCTAGGAGGAAACGAAATGAGAAAAACAACACGCATCACACTCGCCATCACCGTCATATGCATGGCGCTCGCAGGATGCGGAAGCGCGTCGGAGCTTTCAACGCCGGCGCATGCGGTCAGGTCCGTCGACTCGCAGTGCTCCGCCGGGGCCGACGTATTCACGGAATGCATCGTCACCCTGACCGACACGAGGAAAGTGGACTGCGTCGTCTACTCGGGCTACAAGCAGGGCGGCCTGTCATGCGACTGGTACCACGTGAGCGGCGTGGGCAAGGAGCTGGCAAGATGAGCTACAACGTCGTCACCCAGGAAGGCGTCAGAACGTTCGAGAACATCGACGATGCTGGCGACTACGCGCAGGCCATGTCCCTGAGGACTGGCGAGCCGGTCAAGGTGTTCAATGCCGAGACCGGACTCGTCGCATTCACCGTCCGCCCAACCACGAAGGACACGAAATGAGCAATCGAAGTTATTTGGTGCCAAGGACGCCAGCGTTCGACCATGAGCATCCCAGACCGAAGGAGGAAGGCGAGGTGCTGTACTGCGGAAATTGCCAAAAATGGTACGTATCATGGTTTCCCCTCACCGAAGTCAAAACCATATGGGGCCGCCGCCCCGAATGGTGGATACGCATCTTCCACCGCAAACCATACGAGACGATCATCCAGCAAATACGAAGGGAAACGAAATGAAAGTGAAGAAAACCCTCATGGACATGATCATCAAATGGCATCAGGCCGGATACAGCCTCGATGAGATCTCGCCACTGGTTCCTCAAGTCCCCAAAGAGGAAATCAAAGCGATAATCCAACAACACCACGAATAACAAAAACCCGACCTTCCGGCCGGGCTCCTGACACCACCAGAAGACTACCACGCCGGAGGGAATCGAACAAATGAACGAACAAACCAACGAATCCCAACCAACACCAAACCAGACACAACCAGCACAAACCAACCAAAACAAGCCAGCGCTCGCCGGCGTGTGCCTCGTCTGCGGCGGAGAATGCGCTGTCGGCGACACCATGTGCGCGCAATGCGACGGGCTGATGCGCGACTGGCTGCGGGAATATCCATCATGGTTGGATTCGCTGCATGAGTTCCTGGACTCGACCGCGCACTACGGAGGCCGCCAGTCTGGACGCGTCAACCTTCCAGCCGCGCCGACGCCAATCCGATTGCCGGTGCTCGACCACATGCAGTCCATCGAGGATGCCGCGATCGCACTCTGGCGCCGGTTGTACGCTCCGCCCGCCATGCCGTGGGCGACCTATGGCGTGCATCCGCCGCTGGTGGACATGCTGCGTGTCTGCGCCGGCAGTCCTCGACTGCGCCGCATGCCTGACATCGCCGACTTCTACCATGAGTGGGAGTCGATGGTTCGAAAGACGCTGGACATCATCGACGTGCCGCCTGCGAAACATGGCATCGGAAGATGCCCGAACCCGCTGTGCGGAGTCGAATTGACAGCGTCGGTCGGCGCGGTAAGCGTTGCATGCCCCGTGTGCGGCAGCACTTACCTTGTGGCGGATGTGCGGTTGGGGTTCCTGAGGGAATGCGTTCGGTCGGGACGCGCGTTCACGGCGGGGGAGTGCGCGGAACTGCTGCGCGAATGCGGATTCCAGTGCAACGCGAACACGATTCGCTCATGGCGCAAGCGCGGCAGGCTCCAACCGGTTGGTGAAAACGTGAAGGGGCAGCCGTTGTACAGGCTTTCCGACGTGCATGGACAGGTCGTGCGACGCGACTCGATTTGACAAAATCGAAAGTGCAACGCAAAATTGTCAGTGGATTAGAGGGTTCAAACCGAGGTGAATTGGTTTGGACCCTTTTCATATCCGCCATGGATTCTCCTAACTCCTTGGGCTACGTAACACCGTCCTGTCCGAACGGCATATCGGACACGCTCCGTCCACTCACGTCAGAGTGGGCATACACTAACAGCGGCAGGCAGGCCAATCCCGCGCTTATGTGATGCGGTGATGCTCAAACCGCCTGTCCATGCCTTCGTAGGAATCAGTGGCAGATCGCACCGGTCGCAGATCTTCGGATCCTCTTCCTTGCGGCCGCGTGTATGCGCGGGTTCGACTCCCGCCGAAGGCGCTCCATGAATAACCTCGGGAGGGGATATTCGCAGATGACGGGATCCCTGGTCGACATGTGGTTGGCCATGCTAGGACTTCATACGAAGGAATGACCATGGGCAAGCGACGCAACGAGCGGGTCAGCAACGGATACCGGCGGCGCATGCTCAGGCAAAGAGTGTTGGCCGCATACGATGTGTGCGCCATCTGCGGTAAGCCGGTCGACAAGACATTGAAGACACCACATCCGATGAGCGCCGAAGTAGACGAACTCATACCAGTCTCACGCGGCGGTGATCCATACAGCTTCACTAACTGCAGGCTCACGCACCGCATCTGCAACAGGTTCAAGAGCGACAAGACAGACGAACATGCACGAGCGCTGCTGGCCGGCAAGCAGACCATCAAATCAAGCTCGCTGCCATTCAGAACGTTCGGCATCTGACCCGATACCAGGGCAGGGTACCCTGCCATACACCCTTGGGGTAGCCTCGGGTGCAGTGCCGATATTTCCCCCGGAATTCAAACGTCGGAAACAGGGGAAACGACGAAAGGTCGGAAAGCGGAGGTGGACGCCATGAAGTGCGAACTCTGCGGCAAGGAATTCCGGCCTTCCGGCCACGGGCGGCCGCAACGGTACTGCTCCAAATCCTGCCGTCAGAAAGCCGATTATCGTCGGAAAAAGAACAGGCCCGCACAGGACTGGAACAGTAAGCCACCCGTCAAAGTCGTGGAAACGAAACAGAAGCCGGAGCAGGACCTCGACCAGCGGAGTTTCGAGAGAATGATGGACGGCAGCATGCTGGACATGCTGCGCGCCAACCGCGACCGACTGCAGAAGGCTATGGACGACACGTCCACACCGGCAAACGCACTACCCGCGATCAGCCGCCAGCTCATCGATGTATGCGAACGCATCGAATCACTCCAAGGCGGAGGTCTGACCGATCTGCTGGACGATGAGGAAGACGAGGTGACGGACGATGTCGGAGCGTCGATTGTCTGAAATCGCCAAGGTCCTCCGCCAGCCGGAAGGCATCGTCGGCAGCGAGTTCACGCGAATCAACAAAGCCGCGCGCAAGGCCGGCATCCGTTTCGACTTGTGGCAGCAGGGTTTCTTGTGGCTTCTGTTCGCCAAGAACACGGAAGGCAAGTACGCGTGTGGCGCGGACGGCGCCGTGCTGTCCAGCTGCAGGCAGATCGGCAAGACCTTCACCGTCGGCACCGCGTTGTTCCTCAAGGCGATACTCACGCCGAACCTGAAGGCCATCTGGACCGCCCACCACACGCGCACCAGCGACGAGACGTTCGCGGACATGTGCGAGATGGAACACAACCCGATGCTCGGCAGGTACGTGGAACGCATCCGCAGGGCGAACGGCCAGCAGGAGATCACGTTCACGTCCGGCAGCCGCATCATGTTCGGCGCCCGAGAGAACGGTTTCGGCCGAGGCCTGCACAGCGTGGACGTGGCCGTTTTCGACGAGGCGCAGATCCTCACCGTGCGCGCGATGGACAACATGATCCCCGTCCTGAACACGAGCCCGAACCCGTTGGTCGTGTACATGGGCAATCCACCCAAGCCAGGAGACCAGTGCGAGGCGTTCACGGAGAAGCGCATGCACGCGCTGAACCATGACGGGAACCTCCTCTACGTGGAGCTTGCCGCCGACAAGGACGCGGATCCGGACGACCGCGAACAGTGGGCTAAAGCGAATCCCAGCTATCCGAGACGTACCAGTGAACAGGCAATCATACGCATGCGCAACAACCTGTCCGAGGATTCGTTCCGCCGTGAGGCGCTCGGCATCTGGGATGAGACCGCCACCGCGTACGCCATCAGCCCCGACCTGTGGAAGGCCGCCGAGGCCGACGACGTGCCCGAAGGCGGCACGGTGAGCTTCGGACTCGACATGCCGCCCGACAGGAGCGTGCTGACCATCGGCGCCGCATTGCGGTACGAGGATGGGTCGGCCGTCATCCAGATGGCGAACATCAAGGACGCGAGGCAGTCGGGAACCATGTGGGCCGTGGACTGGCTCGCCGAACGCTGGCACAAGACCGCAAGCGTGGTCATCGACGCGCAGTCGCCCGCCATGAGCCTACTGCCAGACCTGAAGGCCGCGCACGTGAAGGTCACCGTGACGAACATGCAGGAGATGGGCCGCGCATGCGGCCGGTTCCTCGACATGCTCAAGGCCGGCACGCTCAAGCACCCGCGGGACGAATACCAGCCGCAGCTCGCCGAGGCGGTCAAGGGCGCGACCACGCGCCCGTTGGGACAGTCCGGCGCGATCGCATGGAACAAGCTCGGCTCGGATATCGACATAACGCCGCTCGTATCCACCACACTGGCGCTCTACGGCGCGTTCACCACGAAACGGCATCCCGGAAGACGGCAGGAGGTGATGGTCTGATGGTGTTCTACATGGCCGACGGCACTACAATCAGCACAGCGCCGAAATTCACCGGCAACAGCTACCTCGACACAGCGAGCGGCAACGTCGGTACCATCCTCGGCGTCGACGATGAGGACATGCCCATCATCCACGAACTGCTGCGCGTCTGGCGCGAGAAATACCCGCGCAACCTGATCCGCGGAGCCTACTACGACTGCAAGGAACGGTTCAAGGACTTCGGCATCTCCATCCCCGACCAAATCAAGAACAAGGTCGAGGCGATGATCGGATGGCCCGAACTCGCCGTCCGATCGTTGAGCGACCTGAGCGACCTGGAAGGATTCAGCATCTCCGGCGACGACACGATGGGCATCAACGACCTGTTCGAGGACAACCAGCTGGACGTCACCGCATCCGAACTGATCGTATCCTCATACAAGCACTCATGCAGCTTCCTGACCATCGCCGCAGACCCGGAGGATCCGGAACGAATCAGCATGATCCCTCGTTCCGCCGACTGGTCCGCGGGAATCTGGGACAGGCGCAACCACCGCCTGGCCGCCGCGCTGACCATCACCGAGGACGACAAGGACGGACGGATCTGCTCGTTCAACGTATGGCTCCCCGGCAAGGTCTACGAATGCTCAGGGCGCCCACTGCTATGGCGCGCGGAGAAAATCGAAACGAACTTCGACCAGCCGACGGTCGTCGCGCTCGCCTACGACAGGCAGATGGATAGGCCGTTCGGCCACAGCCGCATCAGCCGCTCGCTCATGAGCCTCGTGGACGCCGGATTCCGTACCATGGTCCGCATGGAGGCATCGGCCGAATTCTACTCCGTTCCCAAACTCTGGTTCATCGGAGCGAACAAGGACGCGTTCAGCAGCAACACGTGGAAGAGCCTAATCCAGGCGATCAACGCCATCAGCGCCGACGAGGACGGCAACCTTCCCCAACTGCAGCAGGTGCAGCAGGCGTCCATGGCGCCCCATTCGGACATGCTCAAGACCATGGCCATGCTCGTCGCCTCGCAGACCCGCGTGCCGGTCGACTACTTGGGCATCACGTTGGACAATCCGACCAGCGCCGAGGCGATGGCATCAGCGGAACGACGCCTGACCCGCATCGCCGACAAGCAGAACGTGGCTTTCGGACGCGAACTCAAACGGGCTATGGGCATCGCCGTGGCGTTGCGCGAAGGCACGAACTCGATACCCGACTCCATGCGCGACGTGCACCCGGTATGGGCCCCCACGAAGGAGATCTCCGACGCGGCGCGCGCCGACGCGTTCACGAAGATCGCGGACAAGGTCACCGGCTACGCCGACTCCGACGTCGGACTCGAACGACTCGGCCTGAGCCGTGAGGAAATCACCCGCTTACGCGCCGACCAGCAACGCCAGCGCGCTAAGGAACAGATTGATCAGTTAAAGGCTCGCCTGGCATCGGCCGGCGGCGAGGAGGTTCAGGATGGAACTCAACAGCCTGAACATACCGGAGACGAACAGGAGAGATCTTCAACGGCTGCTTGACCAAGCCTATGCGGGATACGTCGCCGACTTTGATGCATTGGCAGACGAAGCGGCTGACGCTATCGAGGCGCAGTACCGCTCCAACCCGTTGTTCATGCGCGATGTGGTCGAGGACTACTCGAGACAGTCCGCGCAGCTGGCTGACGATTATTTCAGCCAGCTACGCGCTATATGGGCCGAGCAGTCAGGAGTGGATCTGCCGGAGTTCGAACACCCGGATTTGCTTGATCCAAGCGAAGTCCTCTACCGCATGAACGGCGGTTTCTCCGGAACTGACTGGAATGGTCTCAACTACTCCGACCTCGTCGCCGGACGCAGCAATGCCGGATTGAGCGTGGACAGTCTGTGGCCGGAGTTGAAGACCATCGATGACTGGCAGCAGCTCATTGGTGACATGGTCAGCACATCCGCCAGGCTTATGACCATGCGTGACATGCGTGCCGACCCCACAAAACCAAAATGGGCGCGCGTGCCACGAGGCAGCGATCCATGCGCGTTCTGCGTCATGCTCGCCACCCGTGGCTTCGAATACCTCAGTGAAGAGACGGCCGACTTCGGCCCCACCTTCCACAATGGCCACTGTCACTGTGATGTCATCAGCAGCTGGGGAAGGCAGAAGCTCAAAGGCTTCGACCCCGACGGCATGAGTGAACGCTGGGAACAATGCAAGACGGCCATCGAGCATCGTCTTACCCACGACGAATACCTGAGAACCCGCAGTTCGCCGGACCAGAAGTTCGGCAACTGGAAACGCAACCAGATACTCGCCGAGATGCGCTGGCGCGACCGAGAATGGCTCCACAGCGGCGCAGAGCCACTGATCAGCTTCCCAAGTGATGGGATGCGTGAGGAAACCGAGAAGGCAAGACCGCAGGAGATACGAACGGCCCAGAGACTGCGCAGACATGGAATCGTCCCGGCCTTTCAGATCGACCATCGTGAAGCGAAGGATCCAGACACTGGGCGTATGCTCCTGATCGGCTTGTCTGATTTGGAAGGCGGCATCGAGCTCAAGACGCCTCAATCAGCAGACAAATTCCGCACTATCGACGGATATATGGGCAGCGCGTCAAAAAAGCCGGATTGCAGACGGCTGATCATCGACAATTCCGAAAACGACAACATGAGCGATGAGGAACTCATCGGAAACATCATGAAAAGTCATCGTTTCAAGAATGGGATCGTATACATCCTGAACAAAAAAGGACAGTTGCTGAGAATCAAGTAAGCGCCGCTGAAACTACCAAAAAGGGCGGTAACAAGGGCGCTTACATATCCATTCTATCACCTTTTGGTGGATTGCCGGAGGAGACGAACGGACCCGACTGTAAATCGGGCGCATTTTGCCACGCGGGTGCGAATCCCGCATCCACCACTCAACCGGCCCTCCGGCCGGCGGCGACCATGCGCCGCATCGCGTGGGAGGACCATACAGCGCACCGTGGCGCGGTCGAACTCGAATCCACGGGAAACAGCAAGAAGGAGCACGACATGTTCAACAGATTCCGATTCCCGGCCCGTATCCGTCTCATCGACGGCGGTTCCGGCGAAGGCGGTTCCGGTGAAGGCAACGAGCCCGAACCGAAATCGTTCACCCAGGAGCAGGTCGACCAGATCGTCGAGAGAAGACTGGCCAAGGAGCGCGGCAAGTACAAGGACTACGACGAGCTCAAAACCAAGGCCATGAAACTCGACGAGATGGAGAACGCCGGCAAGAGCGAACTCGACAAGCTCAAGGAATCGAACGCCGCCCTGCGCAAGCAGATCGACGACGCCGCGGCCGAGAAACAGCACGCCGAATGGGTGTCCGAAGTCGCCAAAGACAAGGACGTCCCCGCCGAACTGCTCCGAGGAAGCACCAAGGACGAGCTCGAAGCGCACGCGGAACTCCTCCACAAGGCGCTGAACCCGTCATCCAAGCCGCCGCAGGTGAGGAACCAGACGGGCTCTCCATCGCATCAGAACAGCAACAAGGACGCCGAAGAGCTCTCGTACATCCACCAGCTCCTCGGCAAATAATCCAACCGACCGAAAGGACAAGCCATCATGGCGATGAAAACAGACCAGATCAAGCTCCCCGTGAGCGTGGCCACCGAAATCGTGAACAAGGCCAAGGACACCAGCACCATCGCGTCCCTGAGCCCCAGCACGCCGCAGATCTTCTCCGACGCCGACTACCTCGTGTTCAACGGCAAGAGCGAAGCCGAGGTCGTGGCCGAGGGCGCCGTCAAGAACAGCTACGAACAGACCGTGGATTCCGTCGTGGCGAAACGCTTCAAAGTGCAGACCACCACCCGCGTCACCAGCGAACTCCAGTGGGCGGACGAGGACAACCAGTTGCAGATCATCCGCAGCATCCAAGCGGATCAGGCAGCCGCTTTGGGCCGTGCGCTCGACTACGTGATCTACCATGCGATCAACCCGAAGGCTGGCACCGCGCTTTCCGGATTCAACCCGTTGAGCACGTCCGCCGTGCAGGTGACCGCCGGCGATGACGACATCAGCAACGTGGACGCCTTGGCCGACGCGCTGAACGACTCCTACGACATCAACGGCGTGGCATTGTCCAAGACATGGGCGTCACGCCTACGCAAGCTACGCGTGCCCTCCACCGGCATGCGCTTCTACCCGGAGATCCCGCTGAACCTGCAGGCCGGCAGCCTGGACGGCATCACCGCCGCGACCTCCGGCACCGTCAACGGGCGACTGGCCAAGACCCCGACGAAGGTGCTCGCGTTCATGGGAGACTTCAGCCTCATCAAATGGGGCATGGTCCGCGACCTGACCAGCGAGATCATCGCCTACGGCGACCCGGACCAGACCGGCGTGGACCTGAAGGCCCACAACCAGATCGCATACCGTACCGAAGCGATGTACGCGTTCGCCGTCATCGACCCGAACGCGTTCGCCGTGCTCAAGACCAAGTGAGGTGAACGATGAGTTTCCCCATCCAGACGCTTGTGATCAACCCCGCAGGCGAGGAAAAGCACACTGTCGGCCCGTTGGACGCGCAGGTGCGGCTTGTCAACACTGACGGCACCGCCTTCTCCGCCGGTTCCGGTGCCTACGAACTGCCGAAGGCCGGCAAGGACACCCTCGGCGGCATCAAGCAGTTCGCGCCCGAACAGACGATTGGCAACGTTGACGGCAACATCGTCAAGGCCGCCGCAGCCGCTCCGACCAAGGATGAATTCGACAAGCTCGTCACGGCTTTCAATACTTTGGCGAAACAGTTCGATGACACTATCACCGGCCTCGCGGCCTCCGGGGTGATCAAGCTGCCGGACAAGAAGTGACCATGACGGACGAACCGGACATGTTCGCCACCTCCGACGATCTCGAACGGAGGTGGCACAAGCTCACCGACGATGAACGTCAGAAAGCCGACACGCATCTCGCGGACGTGACCGACTACATCAAGGAACGCTCGCCCATCTGGCGGCGGCTCCTCGAAGAACGGCCACGCCTGCTGACGAAGATCACCTGCGACATCGTCCGCAGAATCATGCAGGCCGACCCGTACGACATTCCCGGCGGCATCACGCAGATGAACCAGACCACCGGCAGCTTCAGCGAACAATACAGTTTCGGAGCGCCCACCGGCGATCTCTGGCTGCGCGACGACGAGAAACGCATCCTTGGCATCAACGCTCAGCGCGCGTTCAGCGTCGACATGGCAACGGGGGAGACGTCCTAGTGGAAACCATCGAAGTGCGGCGCGGCCAGTCCACCACCGACACGGACGGCAACCCCATCCAGGGCAAACCCGCCCGCGTCGGCACGTTCCAGGCGATGGTCGCGCCAACCTCCACCACCGACCAGACCGAGGAGAACGCCAGCCCGCAGACCACCGAATACACGATCCACATCCGCGGAAACCAACCGACCGGCATCCAGGCCACCGACCTGATCAAAGTCAGGGGCCGGCTGCTGCCCGTCAAGGGCAAGCCGCAGGTGTGGGACAACCTCCACGGACGCCACATCGGCGACGTCATCATCGTGGGCGAACGGGAAGGATAAGCATGGCCAAACGATGCAGATTCGTATTCAACCGCAAGGCGTTCAGCCAACAGGTGCTGAAGAACGAGACCCTGCGGGACCGCATGCGCGACGCCGCCAACGAGGCCGTCACCGACAGCCGTTGCATGGTGCGCGACCATGACGGCAAGAACCGCAGTGGCGTGGCGATCATCTGCCCGGCACCGGTGGAGAAGGCGCACGGCACGTTGGAGGACACGCTCGGAAGGATGCGCGTATGAGCATCCCGGTCACTCCCCGGCGCACGGAACCCCTGCTCCTGTCCAAACTGAGGACACTGTTCCCGGACGTGACGTTCGACACCATCGAACGAAGCGACCTCGAACCTCCCTTCACCGAAGCCACGCTGGCCGACTCCATGCAAGGCATGAGCACCCCAATCTCGCAGTACGTGCGGCTGCGGTTGAGCGTGCGCTGCATGAGAGAGGACCATACGGGCGACTGGGGCAAGGCCGCACGCCTGTGGGCCGACATCGCGAGGGAGATCATCGGGCTCGGAAACGTCGCGCCGCTCATCGACGCGTCACTCGAATCCGGGCCGGTACGCATGACTGACGAGGACAAGAGGCTGGTGTGCGCGTACGGAGTGCTCCTGCTCGAGGTCACCGTCAACTGAAACACAACCAAAGACAACGTGCCGCCACACGCGAAGAACGGAAAGGTGCAGACGAATGTCTGACAACAACGAAAAAACCACCGTCGCCGCGCAGGGCGCGACCGACTACGGGTACGTGTCCAGCGGCAACACCGCAGGCAACGTGCGCCTGATCAAGAACTACGCGCTGTTCCTGTTCCCCAAGGGCGACAGCACGTTCGTGGCTCCGACCGGAGTGGCCTGGACCCCGCCGGCAAGCAAGAAGCCGATCGGCTACTCCACGGAGGACGGCGCCGTACTGCATCCGGAACCGGGCGACAGCACCGACTACAAGGCCCACAACGGCGACATCGTCCTGTCCGACACGGATCCGGGCTACTGGACCCTGCAGCTCGCCGCCATGGAGGGCCGCAAGGATGTGGTGTCGGCCTACTTCGACGTGGACGTCGAATCCGACGGAGGCATCAGCATCAAGGGAGCCGGACTGAAGAAGGAATGGATCCTCGTGCTGGTCGCGCTCGACCAGCAGGACCGCCCCTTCCTCCTGTACGGCACCAACGCGAAGGTGTCCGACCGTGACGACGTGAGCCTGAAATCCAGCGAGATCATGAATTTCAGCATGACGTTCAAGATGCTCAAGGGAGACAAGGGCGAGCAGTTCCACGCCTGGGGCCTCGTCACCGAAGACGGCAAGTGACCCATTGATTCTTCCCGTGCGGCCGATGGCGGTCGACCGCACGGGACCATTACCCATAACCGCCGATAACCATGAAACGGAGACGAAATGAGCGACAACACCTACCATGTCGTGGACGTGGACCTTACCGACGCGGAGGAGCTCAAACCCGACGTGCACCTCGAGGTCGCCGGCGTCAAACTCGACCTGCCGAACCTCAACAACGCGGAACTGCCCATCGAACTCGTCCAGGCCATCCTCCTGGTCAAAAGCAAGCCCGCATTGTCCGACGAGGAAACCACGGCCTGCGTGAGCACGTTCCTCGCCTACTTCCAGACGATGCAGCCGAACTTCTGGAACGTGCTGCGCAAGACCAAACGTCCGATGGCCTACCTCACCGCGACCATCAAGGCGTGGGCCGAGGAATCCGGACTGGACCCAAAAGCGTTTACCTCGCCCACCTCTGGAACAACAATCGCGCGGCGCTAGCCTACGACTGGATCCGAGCGTACGGGCAGATATACAGGCCCGTACGCTTCCGGGAATGGGTTGAAGGCCAACGTCCACGAGTCGATTGGGGACTCGCCTGGGCGTTGACCCGCGAAATCCTCAAAGACCATACGAGCCACTCGTGGATGGCGTTGCAGAACGCCGTTTACGCGCCCGACGGAGCCGAACAGGCGGTCTGGACGCTGTCCGGACAACGCAAACGCCCATGGTTCGACCACGAGCACGACCCGCTCCGCCCGCCAACCCCGACGCACAACCTCACCCGCCGTCAACGCGAGGACAGGGAACGGCTCAAAGCCTACTTCCACATCAACGACGACCTCTGACTCCGACCGCCATCGGAATCCCAACCTACGAATAAGGAAACACGATGGCAGCACAGGACATAGGCGTCGTATACGTCCACGTCGAACCATCCGGCAAAGGATTCGGCAAAAGCATCGAAGGTGACATCGGCGACGCCGTCAACAACGCCTCCAAGAAAAGCTCCAACACCCTCATCTCGAAAATCGGCGGCGCGTTCGGCAAAATCGGCAAGGTCGGCACCGGCGCGATTGCCACCCTCGCCGGCGGCATCACCGCATTGGCCGCCAAAGGCGGCTTCACCCGAGCGCTCAACATCGAGAACGCGCAAGCCAAGCTCAAAGGCCTCGGCCACGACAGCGCGAGCGTCACCGAAATCATGAACGACGCGCTCGCCTCCGTCAAGGGCACCGCGTTCGGATTGGGTGACGCCGCGACCGTCGCGGCCAGCCTGTCAGCATCCGGCATCAAGGAAGGCGACCAGCTCACCAAGGTCCTCAAGACCGTGGCCGACACCGCGCAGATCAGCGGCAGAAGCCTCACCGACATCGGCATGATCTTCGGTTCCGTCGCCGCGCGAGGCAAACTCCAGGGCGACGACATGCTCCAGCTCATGTCGAGCGGCATCCCGGTCCTCCAGATGCTCGGCAAGCATCTGAACAAGACCAGCGCCGAAGTGTCCGACATGGTCTCGGACGGCAAGATCGACTTCCAGACCTTCGCCGACGCCATGCAGGAAGGCCTAGGCGGGGCCGCACTATCCGCAGGCACCACATTCACCGGCGCCCTGGCCAACGTGAAAGCCGCGTTGAGCCGACTCGGAGAAACAGCCGCCACACCAGTCCTCGACGGCCTGCGTGGCCTGTTCAACCAAGCCATCCCACTCATCGACACATTCACCGCAGCCGTCACACCAACTCTGCAAAAAGTCGGAGCGGCACTCCAACAAGGTCTCGAGAACGCGATACCCGCCACACAGGCGAAACTCAAAAACCTTGGCGACACGATCTCCAACATCCCCGGCTTCCAGATGCTCGCCTCGGCGACGGCCAGCCTCAAAAGCCAACTCACTGGCCTCTGGAACGCAATCACATCACTCATAGGCGGACTCAACAATGGCGGCGAAGCCGCCACAATGTTCTCCACAACCGCCGGCGCGCTAGCGGGAGTGGTCGCTTCGGTCGCGCAGGCGTTGTCGAACGCGGCGGGATGGGCGAAGACGTTCGTCAACACGTTCATCGAGACGGGCGCGTTGCAGCCGTTCCTTGAAAGCCTGACCGGCGTCATCTCCGGATTGGGCTCGCTGGTTTCCGGATTGGCGGCCGCGGTCTCGCAGGCCTTCGGCTTCAACGACAGCGCGCGCACCGCCAGTTCCGCGGCGCAGAGCTTCGCCGGACTGTTGAACACTTTGACCGGCGTGCTCATGACGGTGGGAGGCTGGCTGCAGTCGGTCGGACAGTGGGCGCAGCAGAACGGCGCACTGGTATCCGGCGCGTTGAAAGCCATCACCATTGCATTGCTCGCGGTCAAAGGCTGGGATATCGTCTCGGCCGGGCTGAAGACAGTTTCCGGTGGACTGAAGGCCATTTCCGCGACTGCCTCCGGTGTGGAGAAGACCGCTACGGCCGCGTTCGATTTGATTGGCAAGATCTCCGACGCGGGAAGTGTGGCGGGCGGCCTGAAGCAACTCGCCAGCTCGTTCAATATCGTCAAGGCCGCCCAATCGGCGTGGAGCTCGGTGACCAAGGCCGCCACCGCCGTGCAACTGGCGTTCAACGCCGCCTGGGCCGCGAACCCGTTCGGGGTGATCGTCGTTGCCGTCGGTGCGGCCGTGGCCGCGCTGACATGGTTCTTCACCCAAACCGAAACGGGTAAACGACTCTGGAACAGTTTCGCCACATGGTTCATGGGAATCTGGAACCAGATAAGCACAGCATGCCAACCCGCACTGCAAGCCATCGGAACATTCATCACCCAGACCATGAGCCAAATCCAGCAAATCTGGCAAACCGGATGGACACTCTTCACCACCATCCTCCGAAACATCTGGAACACGATCGGCCCCATCATCATGATCGCACTCACCGCGATCATCACCGGCATCCAAACATTCATCGCCATCATCACGCCACTCCTGCAAGCCGGAATACAGACCATCCAAACCATCTTCCAAACCGCCGCCACCATCATCAGCGCAATCTGGAACGGACTCTGGAACACCATATCCACCGTCGTACAAGGCGCATGGACCATCGTCACCACAATCATCAACACCGCACTCACCGTCATCCAAGGCATCATCCAACTGGCGCTCGCGGTCGTCAACGGGAACTGGAGCGCCGCGTGGTCGGCCATCCAGGGCATCGTGTCGGCAGTGTGGGGCGGCATCCAAGGTGTCGTCTCCGCTGGCATCGGCATGGTCAGCGGAGTGGTATCCGCCGCATGCTCGACCATCCGAAGCGTGTGGGCCGCGTTGTGGAATGGCGTCGGAAGCATTGTGTCGAGCGTTTGGGGCGGCATCGTTGGCACCGTGAGAAACATGGTCGGCCGTGTCGGGAGCGTCGTGAGCGGGATCGGCGGAACCGTCCGGAGCGCGGTGTCCGGCGCGGGAAGCTGGCTCGTCAGCGCGGGACGCAACATCATCCAGGGATTGATCAACGGCATCACAGGAATGGTCGGCTCGTTGTATTCCAGCATCACCAACGCGTTGTCGGGCTTGGTGGACAAGGCCAAGAACGCTTTGGGCATCCATTCCCCGTCGCGTGTGTTCCGCGACGAGGTCGGCGTGATGGTCGGACGTGGCATGGCATTGGGCATCGACGATTCCGCGCATGTGGTCAGCCGTTCTATGGATTCGCTCGTCTCCACGATGAGCCTCTCCGACGCGGACTGGTCGAAGACCGGCAGGCTGAACGTCACGGCCGGCACCGGCGCCAATGCCGGCGACGGCGATCTGCGGGAACTCATCGCGGCCGTCGAATCGCTGCACGACGACCTCGGATCGATCATCGCCAGGTACACGCCGACGATAGGGGACCGCGACTTCGCAAGGAAGGTGAGAAGTGCAATCGCTTGAATACGCATCCGCCGCCACAGGTGAGCGAATCGGCTTCGAAGGGCCTCTGTACGGCGAGACGCTCACGGGACTGCGAGCCCGTGTCTGGGACTACAGCCTCGCCTCACGTGGCATGACGGGCATCACCCGCAAGGCACGCGAGGCGACAGTCACCGTGAAGATCCACGATTCTCCAGCCACGCTCGACCTACTGCGCCGCCTCGCGGACGCCGACATGGCATCCGGGAACCCGGGCACGCTCGTGGCCGACGGCGAATGGGAAGCCAAAGCGTGGATCACGAAAAGCGAGCCGCAGTCCATCACGCCCACGATGGTCGAGACGCAGTTGACCATCGTACTGGCCGATGGCGTGTGGCGTCGTTCGACCATGACGCATTTCACGCCGCGATACGATTCCGGAACCTCCGACCTGGACTATCCGCATGATTATCCGCATGATTTCGCCGGCATGGCATTGGGCGCGGAGATCGTCAACGACACATCCATCCCGCAGCCGGTCAAACTCACGATATTCGGACCGTGCACAAACCCGTACGTCATCATCGGAACCAACCGGTACGAGGTCGACGTGACCGTACCATCCGGCTCACGTCTGGAAATCGACGGCACCGGCGATGTCAGGACCGTCACCATGGTCAGCGGCACAGGTCTCGCCACAAACTGCTTCGCGCAGGCCGTGCGAGGGTCGGGCAAGGATTCCGGCCGGTACGTGTTCCAACCGCTCGCGCCCGGAACACAGTCGGTCAGTTGGCCGGGAGGATTCCAATTCGACTTGACGGTCTGCGAGGAAAGGAGCGAACCGCCATGGACCTGATCGTCACCGACGCCACAGGCAAACCCGTGGCGAGCCACGCCTCATACACGCTCGACCTCGCGTTCGGTAGCGGGGAGAACGACTTCGACCTGCAGGTCGAAGACGCCGCGCTCAAGGCGGGGAGCCGCATCATGATCGACGGCACCGAGTACGGCGGCATCATCGACGACACGGATGTCGACGTGGACGGAGGCCTGTCCACCGTCACATGGCATGGCCGCGACTGGCATGGAGTGCTCGCTTCGAAGATCATCGAACCGGACAGGAACAACGATTACCTCACCCTGTCCGGCACGATTCCCGTCATCATGCGCACGCTCGTCAGCCGTGCGGGATTGCAAGGCCTGTTCACCGTCACCGACGAAAGCGCCGGCCACAAGACCACCTGCCAGTTCGACCGGTACGTGGACCTGTACAGCGGTCTGGTCAAGATGCTCAGGGCAAGCGGACTCAAACTCCGGTTGCGTAATGACGGCGACAAGGTGGCCATGAGCGCCATGCCCGTCCGCACGATCGGCGACAGCATCGACTCGGACCTCATCGACTTCACCGCCAAACAGGCGGCGCACCCGATCAACCATCTCATCTGTCTGGGCAAGGGCGAACTCAAGGACCGTACCGTCATCCACTGGTACGCCGGCGCGAACGGCACGTTCAGCCACACGCAGACCCTCAAAGGCCTTGACGAACGCACCGCCACATACGAGTTGTCCAACGCCGAAGCCGACGAGCTCGAGGACAAGGGCAGGCAGAAATTCCAGGAACTTCGGAACACCAGCACCATCGACGTGGACATTCCCGACGGCATCGACGCGGACGTTGGCGACCTGGTCACGGGCCGTGACAACAACACGGGCCTCGTCGTCACTGCCGAGATCTCCAAGAAGATCGTCAAGGTTTCGGGAGGCGTGCTCACCGTCACCTACGAATCCGGAGGCGCCAGCGCCGGCGGCAACAGCGGAGAATCCTCCATCGGGGATGGTGGCCACGCCTACTACGCTGGAGCCGGCCTCAAACTCGACGCCTGGACGTTCAGCGCCGACGTGACCAGAAACGACATCGACTCGCTCAACAACGCATTGTCGGGTAAACAGCCGAAAGGCGACTACATCACCGGCCTGAAAATCGGTTCGGTGGACACGCTCGCCCCCGGCGCACAGGCAAGCGCGTCGCTCACGGGCGCCGGCAGCGACAAAACCTTGAATTTGGGGCTTCCGAAAGGCGACCAGGGTCCGCAAGGGGAGAAGGGCGACAAGGGCGACACAGGACCACAGGGGGCCACCGGAGCGACCGGACCCACCGGTCCTCGGGGAGAGAAAGGAGCGACCGGGGAGCGAGGGCCGCAAGGCGTCGCCGGTCCCGAAGGCCCGCAGGGACTGCAGGGGATACGCGGCGAGAAAGGCGATAAGGGTGATGCCGGCGCGATCGGCGCGGCGGGACCGCAAGGCCCGACGGGTTCCACAGGTCCGCAGGGTCCCACGGGTCCACAGGGAGCGACCGGCCCCCAGGGCAGACAAGGCATCCAAGGTTCCCAAGGCATCCAGGGCCCGCAAGGGGAGAAGGGTGACAAGGGCGACAGCGGCGTATCCGCCCCCTCGAACGGCTTCTTCACGCTCAGCATGGAAGGCGACGGCGACCTGTACGTGAACTATCCGGACAACACGAACCCACCCTCGTTCGTCTGGCACTCCGAGAGCGGGAACCTGTATGTGGACATCCCGGAAAGGTGACACATGGCGCGACTATTGATCGGCAACATCAAAGGCCCCAAAGGCGACAAGGGCGATACCGGGGCCACCGGCCCGCAAGGCAAGCAAGGAGCGCAGGGCGTTCAGGGAGCTAAAGGCGACGTCGGCCTTCCGGCGCTCGTGATGAAGAAATCCCTCGTCGGCGAATATCCGGTGGGATCCACTTTCACGGGGAACGTGAGCGAATGGTTGAACCGAACACCACTCGCCAACGAATATTCGACCGCATTGTCAGGTGGCGGAAAATACAGCATCGTCTGGCAGTGCGTTTCACAGTCCGGCAGCCTATTCACGGGAAAGACGATTTCCCGTCAATCCATCATCGGTGCGCAAGGCCCCAAAGGATCCACTGGAGCCGCCGGGCCTACTGGTCCGCAAGGCCCTGAAGGTCTGAAGGGTGACAAGGGAGACAAAGGGGATATCGGGCCGGCCGGGCCAGCAGGTCCCACCGGGCCTACTGGTCCGGCCGGTCCCATTGGCCCCACCGGTTCTACTGGAGCTACCGGGGCCACCGGCCCGCAAGGCAAGCAAGGAGCGCAGGGCGTTCAGGGACTGCAGGGTCCACAGGGGCCGTCCGGCCCGCAGGGCGCCAGCGGCGTGACGGCACCCGCATCAGGATTCTTCACGCTCCAGGTCGATCCGAACGGAGACCTGTACGCCGTATACGCGGACACGGCCACCGCGTCAGAAGCTCCCGTCTCCTACGATCAGGCGACTGGCGACCTGTACTACACGATCAACGACGGAAAATAAGGAGCACGCATGACGAAGATTCTACTTGGCAATGTCAAAGGCCCCAAGGGCGACACCGGACCGCAAGGCAAGCAGGGAGTGCAAGGACCGCAGGGCCCTGCCGGCGCCACTGGCGCGACCGGGGCCACCGGAGCGAAAGGAGAGGCCGGCCAACGCGGCGAGACCGGGTTGCCTGCCTTGATCATCACACGCATACTATCCGGATACTGGACGTCCGCATGCTCGGATTTTGACTGGCAGACACTCAGTTTCAACCGTGCCCCGGTCGTAGGCGAATACTTCTTCGCCATGACCAACGGCGGCAAGAACCTGATGTACGCAAAGATCACAGCCACCGGGAAAAACGTGACGTTCAAGCCAGTCTCGAACACAAGCCTCGTCGGCCCGAAGGGCGACAAGGGCGAGACGGGCATGAGCGCAAGCCAGGCGTTCATCGCCGCCCACCCGGTCGGCTCCCTCTACTGGACCACCGCCACAACAAATCCGGGAACCACCTACGGCGGCACTTGGAAGGAATGCAACACCATCCTTCCGGGACACATCTACCAGCGCACAGCCTGAAAGAGAAAGGAACATCAATGGCACGAACCACGAACATCACCAGATACACCTGCGACCGATGCCACGCCTCCGCATACCTCGCCGACGGTGACCCACGCACCTCCAGCGACTGGCACGACATCACCCACACCACCGTCGACGGAGTCGCACAGGGCGCGCTCGTCTGTACCGCATGCTGGCAGACGTTCAAAGCGCTGGCAGCCACGCAGGACGCCGCCTACGCCGCATACCTCAACAACACAACAGATAGGAAGGAATGACCATGACCATGAATCTCATCACCGGCAAGGCCGGCGCTCCGCACATCACATCCAGCGACCAAGGAGCCATGCAGGCCGGACTGGTCGGAAACGGCAACTACCTGCTGCAAGGCGGCGACGGCAAATTCCCCGCCGTGACCATGCAGTCAGCAAACAAGGCGCTCGTCCCGGTCCTCAACCTTGTGATCGAAGGACGATACGCACGCGTCACCGCGGCGGAAACCGTCACCATCGAAAGCGGAGTCACAGGACGGAACCGCAACGACCTAATCTGCGTGAAATACACGCGAGACTCGAACAACATCGAAACGATCGCGCTCGCGGTGCTGAAGGGCACCGCCACCAGTGGCACGGCGGCTGACCCCACGGTACCGTCGGGTAGTATCCTGAACAATTCCGGCACCGTATGGATTCCGATCGCCCGCATTCCAATCAGTGGCATCACCGCTGGAACTCCTGTCATGCTTGTCAAGCAGTTGCCTCCGATGAGCCAACTGTGGGATTCCGTAACCCCGATTCGTTTCACGAAACTGACCAGTGACCCGGAATTCACAATCAGTGGATGCGTCGTCAATGGTTTGGCGACCGTCTACTGCCGGTGGGTCAACAAAGGGCTTTTCGGCAACAAGGCGTGGAATGGAGTGCCTTTGGCGAGCATGGACGTGCAGTCCGCCAGTGAGGGCTTCAACGAGTTCGTAGACAATTCCTATGAAGAACAGATGCAGAATCGTTTTCTGTACGTCGCGGGAAACACGGTTTACTTCCGCACGTCGTATGACGCGACCATTCCAGCAAACACATGGCATGTCGGCAGCGTATCGTTTCCGGTGACGACGGTTTAGGCCGTGATGTACGAGGCGGATGTGGTGAAACCGTCGATGTTCTGGCTACCGCCGCGAGGTGATAAGCGTCTGTGGGTACGGAAGACTATTCCGACATCCAACAGCCGTGCGCCGTGGAGTAGGCGGATTTCGGGTCGCCTAGCATCTGCACCTTCCCATCACGCATGACAAGCAGGCTGAAACCGCAGGACGGGAACGATATGATGCTCTGGTCGGCGAGCGGACGGAACGCTTCTGGGATGGTCTCATTCGCCGTCGAGTAGTTCTGCTGTCCACTGCCGTCGAACTTGACGTTGCCGTTGATCGTGACGATGCGTCCGACGCGACATAGAGTGAGTCTGCTGTTCGTGTATGGAGGTTTCCATGGCTGGGTTACGGAAAACTATCCTCATGGGATCGGATAGCAGAGCGAGCCGGCGCAACTCTGATTGCTGCCCGTGGCTCCCATGTTCGCGCATCGGATGGTGCCGTTCGGATTGACGACAAGCATTCTCGACACCTGCCCGTTCGACACGCATACCATCGCGTTGACCTCGATCGGCGGACGTAATTCGACCGGCAGCGTGTAATCGCATTGCACGCTGCTCCAACTGTCACTCGCGAAGGAACCGGCGTATTTGACCAGCATCATCATGCCGGTGCGGATGACCGTGAAGCCCTTCGCGTTGTACAGGGTTACGGAAAGCTACGCGGCTCCGATGATGAGTCTTTCCCATGCCCGCTGCAGACTTCTCAGCACGGACAAATCGGGGCGGAGATAGTAGCGGGCGGTTGTCTTGATGTCGCTGTGACCGAGTTGTCGTGCGACCACTGAGATATCGGCTCCCGCAGCGATTGCCAGAGTGCCGAAGGTGTGCCTGAGGTTCCTCGGCGGCACGCAGGGGAGTTTCATGCGTTGGCACCATGACGTGTAATGAGCTGCCACCTGGTTGGCGTTCAGATCGCCGACCAGCCTGCCGGTTCTGCCGTGGCGCAATTGCGCGAGCCGTTTGACTGCGAACCGTGGTAGTGCGACCGTCCGTCGGCTCTGGTCGGTCTTCGGGTCGGTGACCGTTTCATGTCCAGCGACCCATTGCACTGACCTTTTGACGGTCACGGTTCCCCGACGTAAATCCAAGTCGGCCCATTCAATGCCGACGGACTCGCATCGGCGCAGTCCCGCGCAGACGGAGACCAATAACCAGGCTTCCAACGCGTGACCGTAGAAGCCTTTGAGCAGCCGTCTTACCTGTCTGGCGTCGAGCACGCGCGGCTCATACCGCCGCAGGTGCGGCAGTCTGATTTCACGACGTGTCACGTCATTGTCGGTGACTCCCTTGCGATAGGCGAGTCGGAGTATCGCCCGCAGCACGGCCCACGCCTTGCGCGCGGCGCCGGCCTGATTGAACGAGCCGAGCCACTCCTCGATGTCGTTCGCGGTGATCGACTCCATGTCGACGTCAGCCCATTTCTGCTGGATGTGGCAGCGGTAGGCCGACTCGTAGCCCACCCTCGTGCACTCGCGGAGTTTCCCGCAGGAGGGCCACCAGACCTCATTCACAAACGTTCCCAACAACATTTCAACCTCCAAAATCCCACACGTGGTTATCGCGGCTTCCAACGGTAGCCACGTGTGGGATTTTCCTTTCGGAAGGATTCCCAATGAGCCAGGAAACCATCGTCGCAATCGTTATCGCCATCATCGGCAGCGGAGGCAGCGGCGTGTTCGTCACCTGGATTCTGAGCAAGGTCGACCAACGTCACGATCCACTGCATGAGGGCGTCAGGGAACTGTTGTTCTGCAAACTCGAGGCTCTGCACCGTCAGATGGTCGATGCAGGTGGTGTTGCGAGCATTCCGTTGAAGCAAAGCGCGGAACGAATATATGCCGCTTACCACGGTCTGGGCGGCAATGGAACCGGAACCTCGATGATCCAAGACATACGTGACGCGCATATCGCGAACACAGATTGAAAGATTCAAAAGATTTCCACACCGTCCGTACAAGGCGGACGGTACGGACAAAGGAAAGGAGAGGAATTGAACATCCTCAACAAAGGCAAACCGAAACACAAGCGCATGAATCCACGCCGACAATGGCGCAAGCTACTGACCGCGCTCACGGTCGCCATATCCATGGCGGTCGCGCCGGCCGCGATGGCCGACATGAACGGGTACGACATCTCGAACTGGCAGTGCGGCATCGACACCGCGACCGTGCCGGCCGATTTCGTCATCGTCGGCACCACATGGGGATCCGGCGGCGTGTACGGCGGATGCCTGTCCAACGGCGTCAACACCGACGCGAACCGACAACTCGCCGGAGCCATCAACAGCGGCAAGGAGACCGGCGTCTACCATTACGCGCGCGGCGGCAACCCGGAGACCGAAGCCCGGTTCTTCGTCGACAATGTGCGCGGATACGTGCACAAGAGCGTCCTGATCCTCGACTGGGAGGCGCAGGACAACACGGCCTGGGGCGACAAGCAGTGGCCACGCCGCTGGGCGCGCGAGGTCAAGCGACTGACGGGCGTGAACCCCATCATCTACACGATGGACTCCGGCTACTGGCAGGTCGCCGGCATGGAGACCGAGCTGAACTGCGGCATCTGGATCGCCCAGTACGCCACGAACATGGTCACCGGCTATCAGACCGCCCCGTGGAACCTCGGCGCGCGCGGCGAGGTGATGAGGCAGTACACGTCCAACGGCAGTCTCAGCGGCTGGTCCGGACGTCTCGACCTGAACAAGTTCCGCGGCGACCGCGCGGCATGGCGCAAGTACGCGAACCCTGACGACAAGGGCGCGGCGGATCTGCCGAGCGTCAAGCCGAAACCTCAGCCCACGACCGCTCCGGCGGTCGACCTGAACGCTTTGGCCACGCGCACCATCCGCGGCGATTTCGGCAATGATCCGGCCCGCAGGCAGGCGTTGGGTGGCAATTACGCGGCGGTCATGCAGATCGTCAACAGTCGCCTCGGCGGAGGTTCCGGCGGAACGGCCGCCACGGGTTCGCGTAGCGTCGTGGTCCGTTCCGGCGACACCATGTGCGCCATAGCCGAACGCACCGGCCTGAAGCCGGTGTCCGCCTGGCGTGTGCCGAGCGGTGACGTCAACAGGATTTATCCGGGACAGATCGTCATCTATGGCGGCGCGTCCGTGTCCACCGCTTCGAGCGGGGTCGGAGGCCATGTGGTCCGTTCCGGCGAAAGCCTTTGGAGCATCTACGGCTCCGGCTGGCAGTCGGCTGCCGCACGCAATGGCATCCGCAGCCCATACGTTATCTATCCCGGACAGTACCTGCGCTGAAACTCCCGTCTCCACGACTTTAAGCGTTGTGGAGACGGTTGCCGCAATGTTTAAGGAGGTGAAAAATGGATGAATCCAATAGCCCGCAATCCGATTACCTGCTGCCGGGCAGGGTATACGACATACTCAAGTGGCTCGCGTTGATCGCTTTGCCGGCCGTCGCATGGCTCGTCGGAGCGGTCGGCCCGCAATGGGGACTGCCGCACTGCGGCGAACTCGTTACGACCATCAACGCGATCGGTTTGTTCGTCGGCGCGCTCATCGGCGTGAGCCAGCTCACGTCTGTCAAGGCCGACGAGGACGGCCAGTGATTAATTTTCTGACGTGAGACTCGCACTCGCCCCTCTCTCAGCTTCTATGCTGGGGGAGGGGCCTTTTTCATTTTCCGATGGAAGGCTGCGCGGTTCGACCACATCGACACGATATCGACACGATGACAGTTGCGAACAGTTAATTTCAACAAAGCGAACCACTGCGTATCGTATTGTTAAGAACGTTGGAATTTCAACGTTCTTGACAATGCTCACACCCGGCTACGCTCAGTCATGCCATGCCCGAATATAGCAGAATGTCGCAGGTTCAAATCCTGTCAGCCCGACCGGAGCCCTTGGAAACATTAGGTTTTCAAGGGTTTATTTTTACCGTCGAAAACAATCCGCATACAAATGCGTACAAACGCCGCGGTACCTCCCCGCCTAGACGCCCTTCAGCCGCTCGGCGCGCAGCTCTCCGATCGCGTCCGCCACGTGTTCGTACACAGGTTCCCGCCCCTCTCGGTGCGAAACAGCCAGTCGTTATCGTCCATGCCATCCATCTGCTTTTCGAGGTGGTGATGTTTTCTTGGACTTCCCGACCGGGAGGAGAACTCTCTTATGGCGGAGTACAGCAAGGAGTAGCGGGACAGGAGGATCAAGACGGAGTTCGGCATGAGCATCATGGCTCGTCGAGGCGCGCTCGGTCTTGCGGCATGATCGGTGGTGATGGAATCAATGACGAGTCCAACAAAACGTCACCAGCCCCAATCGCTTAAGAAAAATTGAAGCACAACACCGAACGACTCAACGAGGTCGCCGACGCCGTGGACCAGATGCGGCTCAAAACCATCGACACAGACAAGCCGACCGAATTCGCCACTGTGGCGTAGGCCGGCCGGAACCGCATATAGTAAGCGCCCTCAAGAATGAACCTGAGGGCGCTTCGCTTTGAGGGCCGTCCGCCATACCGCCGGCTCAACCACGGTGGCCTGACTGCCCTAGTCTCAATCGCAACCTACGCGCAGTCCTGCAATGTCACCTGAACCGTTAGCAGATAAATGAGGTGTCAAGGCAGCTGCGCTGACTCCATCTCGGAGCTAACCAATACTTTACAGACCTTGAACGCGCATGTCACAGTCGCATCAGGCAGCACCGCGCGTAACTGTTGACCGTTACAACAGAACCATTGGAATACCGCCGATTGATGAAGGCTGTAACACATGTAACCGATGCAACCCACCCCATCCACCCTCATTCACCGCATGACTTCCATACTTCACCTGCTACACCCGTTACACCTGTTACAGAGAGATACATAAGAGACGAGGAAGCCGACACCCACATTGATTTCCGGTTGTAACAGGCAGATCGAGAATGCCGTTACCTCTAGTAACAGATCCTGCCATATCGAATATCTAGTAGACGCAAGGCCCTGTGGAGCTTGCAGGGGAAGTGCAACGCGGCGAAAATGATAGTGTTGCCGGTTCAATGCAAGGAATACTAAGGCAACCTTCCAAGACTTTCCTCCGCCCTCGCCGGCTTTACTCCTTTCTCAGGCGGGGCATATTCATACCCACGGGTGCCGTGAAGCCCATCAAGCCTCAGACATAATTAAAGATTCCGCTGGCGAAACAGGCATTACGGCACTCGCCACACACATAGGCAAACCAGTATGCCCCACGGCAGAAACTACAGGGATCCACGGCGCATCAACCGCTTGGCCCGCAACCTCGCCAGACAGCGAGTGCTCGCACAGCAAGTGCCCTGCGCCATCTGCGACAGACCGATAGACGACGCGATTAGATGGCCTGATCCAATGAGCGCCGAGGTAGACGAAATCATTCCAGTGAGTCGCGGCGGAAGCGCGACTGACCTGCGCAACCTTGAGAAGGTGCATTGCTGTTGCAACCAACTCAAAAGCGACAAAAGCCTTGCGTGGGCAAGACGAAAGGCCAAAGGCGCTCCGACCGTCAAACCCACCGCCATACCGTTCAGCACTTCGGACTGGTAACAGGTCTGGGGACGGTATCCTCCTGGCCCGGCGTTCGGCTACCCCGGAGTATTGGCCAAATCTCTCCCCGTCGTTTTTCCAAATCAGGATTCGTCGGTCTGAGTAGCCGAACCGGAGAAATCCTCTTCCTGAATTTCTACGATGACACCTTCATCGTCAATGGTTTCGCTTTCGGATTGCTCGTTCTTGAGCTTTTCCTTGAACTCCGGATTCAGTTCCAATCCGTCTTCATCGGTCAACTCTCCCTTGGCGCGTTTGACCAGCATGTCCGCGAAACGTTTGCCCATAGGTCTGAAAGTCACATAGGTGATACCGCCGGAGACGGCACCACCAATGACCGGAACAGCCTTGGTGACCACTCGTTCCACAGTCTGCTTGGTGATTTTCACCCCGATCGCAGCCAACGACTTTTTCAGCAACGGATACCAAGCGGTTTTCGTCAAGGCCTTTGCCGCGACCCTCTTGCCAATTGTGGCGCTGGACATTTTCGACACAGACGATACGAGCGTTGCGGATCCACTTACGCCAAGCATCGCGGAAAGGTAAGCGATGATTCTGATCTGCGTCTTTTCCGAGAGCTGATCCATATCATCGGAGAATAGATTGTCGTCTCCGAACAGGTAGGCAAGCTGCTGGGCCATGTTCAAAGCGAAGCCAAAGTACTGCACAACGTCCGCACCACCAGCGGCAACCATAACGGCCGGATTACTGGGAAGTCCGGCGGCAAATGAAGTCAGCGAGGTTGAGATTGCGCTGGATGTAATGATCTTATCGGCTTTTTTCCTCAACGACTCGGGCGTGTACACGCTTTGCGGGCCATTCTCCAGGATCTGATCCAGATATTCGGAATCCTTGAACTGCTTCTTGAGGAATTCTTCACGTTCAACCCGCACAACTGGAAGCTTTGCCAGCACGGCTATGGTTTCAAGCGTTTTCTGAGCCATTGCATCGGTATCGATCTTCGCCATGACTTTCTCCTTCAAAAGCAACGAGTCACCGTCCCCAATTATATGGGCAGTTGCTCACCGTAAAGGATGGACTCGCTGGAATGAATTCATATCTTCGGCTCCTAAAAAGAACATTGCATCAGCTTGAGGTTGCGGTGTTTGACGAGGATACGTCGCCGCGTTGAAGCACCTGCCCGACGAGGCCCAACCCCCAACTGGCTGCGGCGGTGGCGGTGGCGAACACGACTACGAGGCCGATCGGCAAAAGCGGCGCTTTCGGCTGGAACAAGGCTGGATCCGACATCGACATCTCGCCATTGTCCTCATACACGATGGCATTGCAGGGAGCGTGGACCACACGACGCAATCCGAACAGACGGCAGCATGTCATGCACTAGAAAAGGAAAAACTCATGACAGACGAAGGCATCTGGAGTGCGGCGGTCAGACGTCCGTTAGATGTGAACAGCTTGGACGTGGCCGGCATCGACGGCGTGGACGACGAGGATATGCCGACGATCTGCGCATTGTGCAAGGTATGGCGGGACCGCTACCCCTACAATCTGATCCGCAGCAGCTACTACTTCGCCCGCTACCGGTTCAAGGACTTCGGCATCAGCATCCCCGACCGGATCCGCGCGAACGTGAGCGCGTGCGTCGGCTGGCCAGCCAAGGCGATCAGGGCGCTCGCCGACCTGGGTGTGTTCGACGGATGGGATCTCGGCGGCGTCGATCCATATGGCGTCCGCGGGCTGGCTGACGAAACCTCATTGGAATTGGCTATACCGCAGACCATCGTTTCCGCGTACATGCACGGATGTGCATTCCTGACTATCACAAAGGACGCGGAAGACGTCATCGTCACGCCGAGCGGAATTCAGTGCCGCCATCTGGTCGGCCGGCACAACCGGCTCGCCGCCGTATTGACCATCAACGACGTGACCAGCAAGGGCCGTATCACCGCGTTCAACGTGTTCTTTCCCAACACGCTGTTGCCAATCCAACTTGGAGGCATTGGCCACCGCGATGATCCGCGGCGACTACGGCGACGGAGAAACTCGCAAGGGGCGATTGGGAACGAACTACGAATTGGTCATGCGCATCGTCACCCAGCGGTTCAACGAATCCGCGGCATACGCGCCTGTTGCTTCCGGCCGAAGCGTGAGCGTGACCGTGCGCAACGGCGACACCATGTCCGGCATCACCAAGCGAACCGTGTCCGTATGGAGCGCGCCATCCGGCAATATCAACCTGATCTATCCGGGCAGCATCGTCACCTACCGGGGCACACCAACCGCTGTCAGCGGATCCGCAGCCACGGGTGGCCGCGTGCATATCGTCAAACGTGGCGAAACGCTCAGCGGCATCTTCGGAGCCGACGGCTGGTAGCGCGTCTCCCAATTGAACAACCTCGCCAGCCCCAACCTTGTTTACCCCGGCCAGCGGCTCCGCTACTGACCACACCACCGTGGCCTTCGGCACCATGCCGTAGGCCATTTTCATCATGTAAGGAGAACCATATGGATATTTCCACCGCAACCACGTTCGCATCCGGACTCGTAGGTCTGATCGTGCCTGCATTCGTGCAGGCGTTCAAAAAGTACATTCCCAGCGGATACGTCGGATTCGTCTCCCTCGCAGCATCCATCCTGTTCGGTACCATTGCCATCGCCGCTACCGGGGGATTCGATGGCACCTGCACGTGGGAGTCGTCCTTGCGGGAGTCGTGGGCGTCTCGCAGACCGTGTACACACTCGTCAACCAAGCCTTCGACGGGAAGCTGTCCAAAGACGCTTTGA